TATCCTCGAAAACCAAGAGCGTGCACTTATGGAAGAGCGTGCTCAGAATGCAGGTTTTGGTCAGATCAACGAAGCAGCGCCTGGTAACAGCACTTCTTCAATCGGCACTTGGGATCCCGTACTGATCTCTCTCGTTCGCCGTGCAATGCCTAACCTGATGGCATATGACGTATGTGGCGTTCAGCCCATGTCTGGCCCTACTGGTCTTATCTTCGCAATGAAGGCTCGTTACGGTGCTGGTTCTACTAGCTCACGTGAAGCGCTCTTCAACGAAGCTGAAACTCAGTTCTCGGGTGATCGTACTGGTACTCATGACTCAGACAATGCGTCTGGTTTCAACGGTATCTCTGACGATTCTTCTAACAGCGCTCCTGTACGTAGTGTTGACTCAAGTGTTGATGACGCTCGTCTGACTTCACTTGCAGCGTCTGGTATGACTACTGCAACTGCAGAAGCTCTGGGTGACGGTGTTGGTGCTCCTTTCGCAGAAATGGGTTTCACCATCGAAAAGGCAACTGTGACTGCTAAGTCACGTGCGTTGAAGGCAGAGTACTCTCTGGAACTCGCTCAAGACTTGAAGGCAATTCATGGTCTTGACGCAGAGACAGAGTTGGCTAACATTCTGTCTACGGAAATCCTTGCGGAAATCAACCGTGAAGTTATCCGTACTATCAACTCTCAAGCTAAGACTGGATGTCTTCAGTCTAACGTTGCTATTCGGGGTATCTTCAACCTCAGCACTGACGCTGATGGTCGTTGGTCTGCTGAGAAGTTCAAGGGTCTGGTTGTACAACTTGATCGTGAAGCAAACGTAATCGCTAAAGAAACTCGCCGTGGTAAGGGTAACGTACTCATCTGTTCTTCAGATGTTGCTACTGCACTCGCTGCGTCTGGTATGCTTGATTACTCACCTGCTATGTCTACCAACCTTCAGGTTGATGACACTGGTAACACCTTCGCTGGTGTACTTAATGGTCGTATGCGTGTTTACATCGATCCTTATGCATCTGCTGATTACGTAACTGTAGGTTACAAGGGTACTAACGCATACGATGCGGGTGTATTCTACTGCCCCTACGTACCTCTGCAGATGGTTAAGGCAGTTGGTGAGGACACTTTCCAGCCCAAGATCGGATTCAAGACTCGGTACGGTATGGCTTCTAACCCATTCGTGGGTGCGAACCCTGCTAATGGTTTGGCTTCTGCCAAGACCAACCAGTACTACCGAATCTTCCGTGTAGATAACATCTTGACCTAATTAAAAAAATAAAGTCAAGATTTGGGGGGACATTGCGTCCCCCTTTTTTTATTCTACAACTTTTTCAGGACAAAAAACAACTTCTTCGTTAGGATCATATTCTGGATTTATATCACTGTTTTGTCTAGTCTCCCAAGAAAGTGCACGAGTGGTTTTCATCTTTTCTAGGTATCTGACCGCATCATGGGTTTCGTCTCCTAAAGGTTTTCCCCTGTATGTTGCCTTAGGATTAGAAAAGAATGCTCTGCGTGTTGATGCATAAGACATAATTGTTCCTTCGGCACAGGAAGTACCATCTTCCCCACCGCTCCCAACCATGCAGTATCCTCTATTAGCATCTGGTTGTTCGCCATTTATTGCTTCAGAACCAAACATACCATCTGCTTCAACTTGATTGAAAGAGTGTTTCAATCCTAGATTGTGTCCTATCTCATGAGCAAGGGTTCTTGGGTCACAACCAGAAACGGAAGTGGGCGAGGATGTCGCATTGCCTGGCATCGAAGCAATTCCGCAAAGAGGATCACCAGTGTAGTGCGGGGAAAGTATCACTTGTATATCTGAACCTACTCTGTTACCTATCTTCCATGCTTCATTTTTAAAAGCAAAGTAAAGTTTTTCTTTCGTATCAGGATATCCATATATGGTTTCTACGTGTTCTACAATAAATCGAATCGGAACACCTGAATTTCGAAACATCTGTTCTGCTTCACGCAACCAGTTTAATCCTTTTCTCCATCCATCATCCTTTCCTCCAAAATCTTCATGGATGAACAGGGCGATTGATAAAGGAACTTCACCAAACACATAAGGATAACCTTCTTCGTTTGTGCCTATGTCTGGTAGGTTTGAGGGGTCTTCCCAATAATCAGATCCTTTCATTGTTCGTAAACTATACCAATGTCCCTTTCCTCCGACTGGGCCTGGAGCAACGTCTAGAGGGATCATGCCAGCTTCTCCCGAAGTCTGTGCACTAACAGTTAAAGAAAGAACTAACGCTGATGATGCTAAAAACCGATTGAACATACTTTGAACCACCTTATTATTATTGTTTTGGGGTTTTTTATTATTTATATAAATAAAGGGTAGAATCCTTGGAGAAAGTTATGGCACTTACAACTAACCGAAACTACTTACAACCTACTGGATTTAAGTTCATCATAGAAAGAACTAACTATCCTAACTTAGAATATTTTGCACAGAGCGTGACACATCCAGGCTCTTCGGTTCAACCGTTAGAACTTGCTAACCCTAGAATTGTTGGTATCCCTCTTGCTGGAGACAAGATCAACTACGGTGAGATGTCGGTTGATATTATCCTTGACGAAGACATGACTGCATACAAGGAGATGCAAGCTTGGTTGGAACGTATTATTAATGATGGTCATGTAGAAGACTCTTTTGGTAGCAAAGAACCAACCGCTTCAGATATCACTGTTTTGATTATGTCATCACACAACAACTCTAATGTCAAGATAAAATATAATGATTGTATTCCTACAAACATAGGGTCAATTACTTTGGCGTCAAACGCAGGTGATTTGCAGTTCACCACCTTTCAAGTTTCTTTTAGGTTCGTGTCATTTGAGATAAGTTAATTATGCGAGTTATTGATATAAAGAATCCTCGGGTTCTTTCTTTGTTAGAAAATTTCAGATCTTTTATTGAAAAATATGATGTTGTCAATAACAACACCAACATGGAAGACAACACTTCCTCAAATCATTGGATCTCAAACGAGTACAGAGATTACATAATAGGATTGGGCAAATTGCATGAAGGTGGGCCTGAAAACGCCAAATCTTTTGCGTTAAAACCAGAACATTATCACGGTTCTGATCCCAACTACAAAAAAGATTTTGTAAAAATAGATGAATCTATTAAACTAGAGTTGGGCATTAAGTCTAACGCTTTGTCGCAACTCTATCCGCCCGAAGGGTTTATTGCATGGCATAACAATGCCAATGCGACTGGATACAATTTAATTTTTACATGGAGTGAAACTGGAGATGGGTGGTTTAAGTATGTTGATAAATACGGAAAAGAAATTACTCTGACAGATAAAAAGGGTTGGTCTCTGAAAGCAGGTTATTTTGGAGACTATGAAAGTGGTGAGTTATGTTATCATGCCGCATATACAAAGTGTTGGAGGATAACTCAGTCTTTTGTTGTTAGTGACGATAAAGACTATTGGGAAGATATACTAGATTATATTAGTGGAGATTGATTATGATGTTAGACCTTGAGTCTATTTTAAAAGAATGGCAAGAAGATTGTCAAATACCGCAACACCAACTTGACGAAACACAACGACTAACTCCCAACTTACATGCTAAGTATTTGCAATACTTGTCGTTGACCAAACTAAATCTTAAACGTGCAGAACATGCACAACACGACTTGTTGAAAGACAAGTGGCACTACTATCAGGGAAGCATGGATCAGGATTCGATTCGTGAACGTGGATGGAATCCAGATCCCTTTGATGGACTACGTGTACTTAAAGGTGATATGGATCGTTATTATAATGCAGACAAGGACATTCAAAAGTCCGAAGAGAAAATTGCATATCTTAAAACTATCATAGATACTTTGGAAGAAATCATTCAGACGTTGCGGTGGAGACATGCAACAATAAAAAACATAATGGATTATCGGAAGTTTGAATCAGGCGCATAATGGATAACACGATAAGAGTGAAGATGTTGAATCACTCGTACATGGCGATAGAATCTAATCCCGCACAAGAACAAGAGTTGAGAGACTATTTTTCTTTCTTTGTGCCGGGCTATCGTTATATGCCTGCATACAAGAGAAAGGTCTGGGACGGCAAGATCAAACTCTACAACATGGTGACCAAACAGATTCATGTTGGTTTGTATCATCACCTACGCACCTTCTGCGGTGAAAGATTCTACCCTATGCAGATCATCTCTAGTTCAGAGTATGGAACGCCTGTTGATAGTAATAAGATCAATCATCCTGAATTGGTAAAGTTCTTGTCAAACCTAGAAACGCCTTT